GATTCTCTTTTTATATCGTTGTGGTCAAATTCTGCCCAATATAATTCAAATGCCACTCCATCTTCTAGTCCTATAAACTGGTGGTATACGCCTGGTTTAACTTGCATAAAGTCTCCTGCGTTTAATATTGTTTCATCAATTAAGTTATAGTCTTTTTGCCATACCTTTACCATCAATTTTCCAGACTCTACAAAGAATCCGTTCCATTTAAATTCGTGTTTGTGTTTAGAACAGGCAACATTTTTTTTGTATTCAATTCTATGAAATTCTAAAACACCATTTGCGTGGATCAATTCTGTTTGACCCCATATTTTACCTGCCTTCATAATCTGCTCCGTTTACTTCTTTATCTCTTTCATCTATCCCAGCATCTTTTTTTCTTTTTCCTTTTAAGTGTGCTGTGTACTGTGCTATTTTGGATTCAGGCCAAACGTGGCCGTCTTTTCTTCTACCTGTTAAGTCTTGCTGAGGTTGACCTGACAGACATCTTTCTCTTACTTTATTCCAAACAAAGGAATCGTGCCATTGACTCTCGTTAAAGAGTAAATCTTTTTCGTATGTGTTTCTTAATTCAGAAACAAATTTTTGTGTATGTTTATTAGTTAAATTATAACCTACAAAACCACACTCTGGATAAAATGGTGGGGCAGGTCTATGTAAATAACAAATCGCCTTATCTTCAGGTAATATATCTCTTAATATTATTTCTTCAGTAATAGGTTTCTTAAACATAACATCTGCGTCAATCCAAAAAACATAATCATAATTACCTTCTAGCATTAAATGTGTCTTGGCAAACATTTTATAACTAAATCTTATTGCGTCTTTTATAAAATCTAAACCATATACTATTTGACTATTATCAGTACCTTTAATTGTACTAAAAATATTTTTACTATCGTTTCTTGTTATGAAATCTTTTAATGTAGGATTTGTGTCGTGTATATCTCTATGTATGATAGGTCGCATTGGATCAATTTCAGGTATCCATCCTTCGTGGTAAATATAACAATCAAACGGCCAATTGTATGTAGAATAAAATCTATGAGCGTAATACTCGTATAGTTTTCTATTAAGACTTGTTACTATTGCTATTTTCATTTCCAACCTTTTGTATAAAATAACTATCTGCAATATCTGACACAGGATTGCCTACCTTATCAGTATCAAATAGTTTTTTCAAATCAATTTTTGTTTCTTTATTAAATGCTTCGTACATCATATCCTTATCGGCATTACCTTTACCTGTTGCACCTTTTTTAACAACACTTGGTACAATAATTTTATAAGGGTATCCCTTTTCTCGTAATCTATGTTTGAGTATGCCACAATTTTCGGCAATTTGAAATAATGCTTGACCTTTTGAACCGTAAGAATAACCTTCAATATAAGTCTGTGGATTATAACATTGAGATAATATATCAATAACAAATTCCGAGATATTTGTAAATCTCTCAATCGGGTCTGTCCATTCTTTATGTTCATATCCTATAATATCTTCACTCAACTGTCCTATGTGTTTCTTTTTCTTTGTTAAAAAGAACCACATTAAATTACCATTATTAATACATACACAAGGACTAGTTAGACTATAATCAATTCCAACTATCGTGTTCTGCTTCTTCTGGTACTTCATTTCCATTATCTTCTTCATCATCTACTTCGTATCCACAAAATGGACAAGTCCAAGGTTGTTGTCCCTCGTTTTTTTCTTCATCCCAAGTTATGCTATATTTAGTGTTGCAATTTGAACAATGCTTTTCTACTTTTTCCATTATAGTTTAAACTTTTTAAATTGATCCTTTTTAACATCTTGTTTAATACCACCGATTACATAACTTTCTATTTCTGTTTCTTGTGGTGCATTCTGTGTTCCTTTACTATTCAACCAATGATCTACCCACGGTAAAGGGTTAGTCTTTTGTTCGTAAGCAGGCGTCAATTGTATTGCTCTCATTCTTCTATTTGCCATATACTCTACAAATTTATGTAAAAGTTTTTCTGATAAACCTATCATAGAACCTTTTGAAAATAAATAACTTGCCCAACGCTTCTCCTCTTGTACTGCGTCATCATACATTTTATAAACTTCTTTATTTGTTTCTTTAATAATTTTTAAAAAGTCTGAATCTTTTTCTACATCTTTCCAGTTATTAATTATTCTTTGCGACAATGCTAAATGCTGACTTTCATCCCTAGCAATAAAAGATATAATCTTAGCAGAACCTTCTAATTTCTTTAACTCACCAAAAGCAAATGAACAAGCAAATGATACATAGAATCTTAATCCCTCTAATATATTAACTGATACCATAGCAAGATATAATTTTTTCTTTAGTTCATACAAATCAACTCTCTTATCTATTGTCCATTTATATCCCATTTCAATTAAATCATCATAAGTTTTAGTTACCGAGGTTGCTCTTTTCTCTATCTTATCATCTTTTATAATTGTATCAAATACATCACTTGGTTGTGAGTATAAATTTTTAATGATGTATGTATAACTTCTACTATGAATTGTTTCCATAAAGTCCCAAGTTATAATAGCACTTTCTAATTCTGGTAAAGATACAAAAGGTAAAAATGCTAATGCTGGTCCTCTACCTTGTACACTATCTAACATAGTTTGATACTTTAAGTTAGATGTAAATATAAATTTTTGTTCTTCTCTTAATTCTAGGTAATCGTTTCTATCTTTCTGTAAAGATACTTCTTCAGGTCTCCAGAAATAACCTAATTGTTGTTGAGTTAACTTATCAAAAATAGGATACTTCATAGTATCAAATCTTTGTACTGCTAAATCAGGACCAAAAAACATTGATTGTTTTGTTGGGTCTAAATTTTTATCTTTATTAAATACTGATTTCATTTATATTTCGCAAGTATCACAATGCTCTTCTTCCTCTTTACTTTTGTTTTCATCTAATATAGTTTCTTCTACATCATCTTTCCAACCAACAGGATGTACTGGTTCATCATAATCTTTCTTACTATCATATGTGTTTTGATAATAAGAAGTCTTCCAACCTAGTTTATAGGTAGTCAATAAATCTTGTACCATTACTGATACAGGCACTTGATTGTCTTCATAATTTTCAGGATTGTAAGACCAGTTTCCACTAATCGCCTGGTCAAAATATTTTTGTATAATCGCAACGATATTTATATATCCTTCGTTTTCTTTCATATCCCACAACAGACTATAATTATTTTTTAATCTTTTGTAATCAGGAACAATTTGTTTCAAAGGACCTTTTTTACTTTTCTTAATACTTAAATAATCTCTAGGTGGTTCTATGCCATTTGTAGCATTGGAAACCACACTAGAGGATTCTGATGGCATTTGGGCCGAGAGTGTGCTATGTCGGAGTCCGTGTGTTTTAATTTCTTTCCTTAACCATTCCCAATCGTATGTATATGTACGATTGTTAACTAGTTCATCAACTTCTTTTTTATAAGTGTCAATGGGAAGAACACCATCTGAATATTTTGTTCTTTTAAAGTATTCGCATTCACCTTTTTCTTGTGCAACTTCTTTACTTGCTTTTAATAAGAAATATTGAAATGCCTCGGTTAACTTATCTACTTGTCTCCAAGCAAGTTTATGTTCATACTTGTATCCTTTTTTAGCAAGATAATGTGCAAGTCCTATATAACCTACACCTAAACTTCTTCTTTTCTTTGTAGAAATTTCTGCTGCCTTAACTGGATATTTTTGATGATCTATTATTTCATCTAAAGACCTTACTGCTAAATCACATAAGTTTTCTAATTCATCTCTTTTGTTTATTAATCCTACATTGATAGCAGATAAAATACATAATGCAATTTCACCTTCTTTGTCAATGTGTTGTATAGGTTCAGTAGGTAAAGTTATTTCTTGGCATAAGTTTGACATTGTTATTCTGTCTTTAAAAGATGAGTGAGTATTACAATGGTCTATATTCATAATGTAAATACGACCTGTTTCTGCTCTTTCTTTTAATATGTCAAAGAATAAATCTTGTGCTGATACTTTCTTTTTAGTTATTGATATTTTTCTTTCTGCCTTTTCATAAAGTTCATCAAATTCTGGTGTACCCCACGCCTCATATAATTCAGGTACTTCGTGTGGTGAAAATAAAGTTATATCTTCTTCATTAATAAATCTTTCATAAAATAATTTAGATAGTTGTATAGAATAATCTAATTTTCTAACTCTATTATCTTCAGTACCTTTATTATTTTTTAAAACTATAATATCTTCTATCTCTTGGTGCCATATAGGAAAGTGTACTGTTGCTGATCCACCTCTTACACCGTTTTGTGTGCAACACTTAACTGTTGCCTCAAATTTTTTTAGAAATGGTATAACACCTGTGTGTTGTACTTCTCCACCTCTTATTCTACTATTAATGCCTCTAATTCTACCAGCATTAATCCCAATCCCTGCTCTTTGTGCCACATATCGTCCGATTGCCATATCACTAGAAAAGATACTAGGTAAAGTATCATCAACATCAACCAGCACGCAAGAAGCGTATTGTTTGATAGGTGTTCGTACACCCGCCATAACTGGCGTTGGTATATTGATTTTGAATTGCGATATTGCGTCATAATATTTTTTAACATAACTCATCCTTTTTTCTTTTGGGTATTTTGCAAATAGTGTAGCAGAAATCATCATATACATAAATTGTGGTGTTTCAAAAACTTCACCACTTGATCTATCTTGTACTAGATACTTGTCCAAAACTTGTCTTAAACCAGCATAAGTAAAATCATAATCTCTATTGTGATTAATCCAATTCTCCATTCTATCAAAATCTTTTTTCTCATATAGATTTAATATTGAAGGATCATAAACTTTTTTATCAATACATTTTTTAGTGTGTTCGTAAATATGTGGGTGATCCCAAAGTTTATCTATAACTTGTTTTCTTAAACTATAAAGTAATAGTCTAGCAGCAACATATTGATAATTTGGATTTTCTAAAGAAATTAAATCTGAAGCAGACTTAATTAAAATTTGTTGAATTTCATCTGTGGACATTCCATCATAAAATTGTAGACCACTATTCATTTCTACTTGTGATGATGATACACCTGTTATATCTTCAACAGCATACTCCACCATATCGTGTATCTTGTCTATGTTTAAAGGTTCTTTTCCTCGGACACCTCGTTTTACTACATTAATAATATCTTGTACCATTTAAACCTTTTTCCAATAACTTAATTTTGTTAATGCCGATAATTTGTTGTAAGTATTTTTACTTATAATACTTTCAACTTCAGGAATACTTTGACCATTCATAATCATTTCGTTTACATCTTTAAGTTGTACTTCATCTGGCCAAATAACAATATTATAATTTTTTTCAATCACATCATACATTCTTTTTATAATTTCTTTATTACGAGGTTCGTTGTCAAATATATATGTAACTTTTTCATTTAATATTTTGTTTTTTAAAAACAAATCTGCCCCAGCAGCAGCAAGACTATTATCAATAAATAAACTATCAATCGGACCTTCAACGATTTTAATTTCTTTTGTAAAATTAATTCGTTCAAGTCCGTATATTTTTTGTTTGTTTTCATCTAGTTTGATCGTTAGATATTTTGGTTCTTCTTTACCGAAAGCACGACCTTGAAAAGCAAACAACTTTCCAGTTGTATCAAAAAATGGTATAATAAGTCTTGGATGATCTTTAATAACTTTGTAAGTATTAGGTTTTACTTTGTTAACTAAAGTCATAAACTTATTACATAGATATAAAATATCAAAATACTTTTCAGGTATCTTTCTTTTAATACAATATAATCTAGCAGGATGATTTTCAGACAAATCAGTTATAGATTTTAGATCATCTAGTATTGTCTGATCTTTAAACTTCGTTGGTTTAAAATCAAACTTTGGCGTTGGTGTCGCAGGTGCCGATCCCTTGTATCTCTCTAAAATATATTGTGAATATAAAGTAGAGTCTACAAATTTTAAAAAATTGGCGAAATTTTGTCCTTGACCACAATTGTGGCATTTAAAGAACATATCATTTTTTACTCTATAAAGATATGCTCTCGCCTTGGTTTTTGATTTCTTCGAATCTCCACAATGTGGACATCTGAAGTTGAATAGATAATCAGTTTTCTTTTTAAACTGCGTTAATCTACCAGAAACATCATTAATAAATTTTAGATCAATATAACTTGACATAGCAATATAAACAATATATCACCTTTACCCAAAAAAGTCAAGTCTAATCCGTTGCCGACTTTTTGAAGTATAAAAAATGCCGAGTTATTTCCACCCTCTAAAAAAGTGTGGTTTTCGCCTAGTTTTCCACAGGTCTAATTAATACCAGTTCCTGACATCATTTGTATGATAAATTTGAAATTTTTTGATAGAACCCACCCTATAGCAAGGAATCCACCTATGATAATCCATCTATATTTCTCTAGGACTCCTACTCTTCCAGTTAAATCATTACGCAAAGACCTAATTTCATTTAATAATCTTTTCTCCACTTGATCCATTTCTCTTTGTAAATCTCTAAAAACATCATCTATTTCATTATCTCTTTCTTTAATTTTCTTAAAGATAATGTCATCTACTTGTTCTTGTTTATTGATTTTTTCTTCGTGTACTGCCAACATAGACTTAATAGATGTAGATACATCTGTTAATTTATCTATTGCTGTGTCTAAACGACCTTGAATACTATTCACATTCTGAATATCTTTTTTAAGTGATTCTAATTGTACTCTAATTTCTGTATGATTATTTTCTGGCATTAAAATTCCCTATCTATCCAATTATATATAGACCAATTCATATAGATAAGTATTCCAAATATTAAAAATAAGTTAAGTGTTCCCCAATCCATTTTCTCTCTCTATTGTGTAAATTGAAACTTTGTTTGATTTCCCTTTTACTTTGACTGTATCAAGTTTGTTAAATTTAAATGATGTAGATATATCACGGTAGGTATCTTCTCCTACTACCAATGTGGCGTCATAGTTTTTAGAAACTCCCTCTAATCTACTTGCCAAATTAACAGCGTCACCTATAACTGAATAGTCAAATCGTTGTTCACTACCCATATTACCAACAATACATTTTCCTGTATTGATTCCTATACCTATATTTATTTTATTTAAATCTCCAAACCCATTATTATTATTTAATTCTTTCAATTTATCAATCATTTCAAGTGCTGATTTGATTGCTAATTCTTTATGATTTGGTGTGTCAATTGGCGCATTCCAAAATGCCATTATACAATCACCCATATATTTATCAATCGTACCTCCATTTTTCATAATAATATTTGTCATTGGTGTTAAAAATTTGTTTATGACTTTTGTTAGATCAGCAGGATTACTTTGATACTTTTCTGATAATGGTGTAAAACCTCTTATATCACAGAATAAAAAAGTTAATTCTTTTGTTTCTCCACCTAGTTTTAATAAGTCAGGATTTTGTTGTAGTTTCTTTACCATCTTTGGTTCTAGGTAATGTTCAAATTGTTTTTTAATTTGTAATTTTAATCTATTCTCTCGTGCAAAATTATTATATATTAAGTGTACCCATACTATACTTCCTATAAATGCAATAGATGACCAGTCTGTAAGTATCATATGTTTCTGCCATAGATAACCACTTGCAATTGCTAGATCAGAATAAAAACCTACTAACCATAATGCTGACCACAACAACCCAACTCTAGGTATAACTAATAAAAAGAAACCTAATGCTATTATTAAAATTGCCCATTCTGCTATTGGCATCCAATCAGGTCTTGTAATAAACTTACCTGACAATAATGTTTCAGTTGACAATGCCATTATCTCGTGTGTATTTTTTAAACCATTAGGTGTTAATACAAATGTTGAACCTTTAAATGTAGTACCTATAAAAACTATTTTACCTTTCATAGATGACCAATCTTTATCTGTATAATCTACTCTAGGTATTTGATGTCTGAAATCAATCCATATATTATCTTGTTTAGGTATTGGAAATTTTATGACTTTCATTATAACACTTGGCACAGATTTGTCAAGCGGTAATTTTCTAATAGTACCATCAACATCAATAGGTACTTCTACATTACCTACACCTAATACTTTTCTTTCTATACTTTTTAAATTTTTTGCGTCTTTAGTTTCAGTTAAGATAACAGGATACTTTGAGATCATTTTAAGAAACATCTCATCACCACCCAATCTATCTTTATGTACAAAGACTACATTTAAGAAGACTAGAGCGGCACCGTTTTTATATGCGTTGATTATAGTACGACCTAATATATCTCTCTTCCACGGCCATTGTCCTTGTTTTTTTAATGCCTCGTCTGATATGTCTAACAACACCAAACTTTTAGATTGGTAATTAGTACCAAACTTTTGGTATAAATCAAAGGTTTTTAATTGTAGGGTTTGTAAAGGTATAGGATTATATAGTTTTAATGCTAATAATATAATCACACTTACCACTACTGCCCAAGTGGAAGTTATCTTGTTCATAATAATTATTTAGTTTCTCCATTGTACTGGTAACCACCACTCCTGATACCAATGTTTAAATTGTGCTGGGTGTCTTCCAATGATAACTATATGCCAGAAACCTTTTATTAATTCTTTTATTGCTTTTACTTTTTCCATTAGTCTGTCTGTATAATAGTGATTTCGTTTTGATTAGCAGACTCTCCTACATCAAGGTGTTGTGCTTCTGCGTCTTGTAAAATCTGTATATCTGCTTCTTTACTCGTTTCAGTTTTGACATATGCTCTATGACTATCGTTGTATCTATTTAAGATTGTGTAATCACCACTTGTACTTGCCGTTGCGTCAAAGTCATTGTCTATTGTTGATACTCTTCCTGTTGAAGTAGCACTTGAAGTAGCACCTGTTAAACCATCTGTTGTAGTTAAGGTTTGGGTTACATCTCCAGTAGTATAGTTTAATGTTTCACCACTAGCAGTTACCTGTACTTCATTACCTTCATTATCAACCCATTCAGTACCACAAGATTGATTAGCAATGTCCCAATAGTATCCATAACTTAAACAATCTTCTTCATCATAACTTGCTAATAATATTTCTAATTCTGCGTCCAGGTCATAGTCATCTTCATAAGCATATTCATCTTCCCAATTAGACTCATCATCTTCATTATTGTAATCGTAACCTGTGTACCACCAATCGTATAATGCGTCCCAATATGTGTCCCAATCTGCCCACTCCCAATCAGTTATGTAAGTCTTCTTTAAATCTTTCATCTTCCAAGGTTTAGGTTGGTCATCACACATTTTATAATTCGGCCACGATCCACACCAACCATATAGTTTACCAAATATCTTTTTAGATTCTTTAGTCCAACTATCATTGGTTACTTTTAAAGTCCAGTCATCTGTATACCAGTCATTTAAGTAATCAATATAGTCTTGGTTGCACCAGTAGTCTTCGTAACCATTGTACTCACAATAGTTTTGTACAGTTAATGTTGGAGGTCCACCTTGTGCTTTGTATTCTGCATTGTTATAGTAGTCATCATCTAAAGCAAAATCTTCCCAAGTATATCCTTCAACTGCTTGTACTTCTGTTTCATCTTTTGTATCTTCAACTACATCTTGTTCCTCTACTTCTACATTCCAAGAAGTTAATCCATAGTCTTCTAATAGGTCGTTATATGCGTCTGAATAAGCATCCCAATCTACCTCGTCCCAATCAATAGAATCCCAATCAATAGTATCCCAAGAACAATCTGAACAACCAATGGCGTCAAAGTATGCTTGATCCATTTCTGCATACATTTTCTTTGCGTCATCCCAATCCATAGTTTTTTCACCTTCGGCATCCCAAACTGAAATCTGGTTGTCTTCATCTATATAACCCCAATCTTTTAAATCTTCTTCCCAGGAATCATAATAAGATGTATCAACTTCTTCTACTTCAACTAATGCTGTTTCTTCTGCTGATTTTGTTTCAACTATTGCGTCTGTTTCACCAACAGATAAGTCTGTAGCAACAATTGTATTACTGTCTTCTACTATACTTGCTTCTTCATTAATTAATGCCTCTTCCATTGCCTGTGCTTCAGATTCTTCTTTAGACATTTCAGTTTTCATATCTACATCACCAAAATGTTTTTGAGATTCATCTTTTATTTCTTCTTCAAATTCATTTAACTCAATTATATCTGACTTATTAGTTTCTATTTTTGGAGGTGTTGGTGCTAAATCATTTGTATAAACGGTTACTGAATTGTAAGCGTTAGTTATTGTTTGAGAACCTGCGTCATTGGATACGGTTACTTGACCTACTGCACCATTACTATCAGGCAACAAAGTAATTGTTGCTTTACCTGAAGTATCTACTGATCCTGAAAAGGCAGTACCTTGTACTGTAATTGTAGCATTACCAGCATTAATATTAACTTCTCCACCTAGTGTAGATACTTGACCTGATTCATATGTAAATGTACCTACATTAACCGATATGTTCATTGCAATTTCTATTGGTACAACTGAAGTATCAAAAGCAAATTCATCAATAGTTAATTCTGTATTCGGACCCATTGTAAATTTAGTATTATCAACATATGATAAAATCATTCCACCATCTTCTCCAGTTTGGAGAAAGTCATTCATCTGTAACTCATAACCCATTGAAGTGTTTTGAGTTTGACCATCACGCTCATTCCAACTAGTACCCATTTGACCTATGACTTCGCCAACTTTAGGACCTGTTATTTGTGCTAATGAAATACTAGTACAGAAAAGTACCAGAAAGGATACTAAAAATAAAAACTTCTTCATACTTAACATCCATTAGATTGCGTATCGGTTACATCTGCTGTTTGATTGTTTCTATTGTATGAATATGTACAACTATCTGAACCGTTTTGCGTAAAGTTTAATGTGTAATCGTAAATTGAATCACCTGATATAGTAACTATACCTGTGTTACCTCCACCTGTTTGAGCAAAGTTTATTGCTGAATCATCTGTATAAAGATAAATTTTAGCAGTATTATTTCCACCTGCCATATGTAATCTTATTGTATTATCATCTCCAGATATGTATGTTCTTAAATAATTACCGTCACCTAATATCAACATAGTATCTCCATATGGATCAGTATCAGAACCAGTATAACTAGAATGAATATCTAATAGATTTGAACTGCCTATAATATCGTGGAGTTGATAGTTGCCTGTACCGTATGATGAAGTGTGTAGTGTATTGGAACTACCAATTATATAAATGTCGGCACTTGCACCTTCACTACCTGAACTGTCTGCAAATTGTCCGTGTGATGTTGATTGTGGACCAATTGCTTTGTTAGAGTTTGTATTGAACCCTACTGAATCAGTTGTGCTATAAAATTGTACATTATTTGAATTACCTGACATAAGAACATATAAGAAGTGATTATCACCTCTATTTCTTACCCAAAAAGTATTTGAATCACCTGTAATATCTAAATCAACATTGAAATTTGCTGTATCATCTCCCCAAGTATCATAATCTACTATATTATTATCACCTGTAATATCGTGGTCCAAATAATGACCTGTAGCATCCGTATCATCACTATCTATTCTTAATTTATTACCATCACCTGTTGCTGTATAATCTAAAGTCATATCCTCACCTTTAAAACTCTGGTGATTTGAATAATCCATTTTATTATTATCACCTATTTGTTTTATAATGATTGTGATGTTCTCTCCATCTATTTTAAATGGATAAGATGTGCTATACCCTACTGTATTACCAGTACCATCTTGTTTTATAAAGATGGAACCATCGCTGTCTTGGTTGTCTTGTTGAATCCAAACTGAATTACCTGCTAGGCAATTACTCGTTAATGCTATTAGAGTCAACAGAATCATCATTATTTTTTTCATCTACTTCCTCCCAGGCTTTTTCGTCTTCTATTTCTTCTTGTTTCTTTTTCTTGTTATCTTCTTTTTGCACTTCTTTTGTTTTAAGTGCCTCTAAATGTGCTAAATGTGCTTGAAGTTCGTCCCAAGTTTTAAACTCGGTATTATTTTCTTTGTTATAATTTTTTACTTCAAGTTTTCGTGCCTTCTTTAATTCTTTTTTTGCCTTCTTTTCTTTCTTAAAATCTTCGTATGTTTTCTCTGGTTTCACTTCGCCCATATCAACTGTAATATCTTCTACTACTTTTAAATCTTTTGTAGGTTCTATTACTACTTCCACCATTTCAAATTCCCATATACCTTTTTCAGCACCTTGATTAATTAATTCTACTACACCTTTTTCTATTGCTTTTCTTACTGCATAGGTAACAGGTTCATTTCTTGCTACACCTGCTTCAATCTCTACTAACATTGTATCAGTATCTAAATATTTAAATATATCGCTGCCAGTTTCACCTGATATTATAGTCTTCTCAACAGTAAGTGATACTATTACTTCACCTGTTTGTACATTAACAAGTCTTAATATAATTGTAACTACATCTTGTCGCCATTGTTTATGTGCTTGTATACCTAAAATTCTAGCACCAAACCCACCTGTTTTTACATCACTATCATATCCTACAATACCACCTGTGATATATGCACCAGCAAATAATAATGGAGGTAATGGTTCTGCACCTTCTCCATTAACTTGTTGTCTTGTAGAACGGATTAGTTTTCGTTCTTGTAATAGACTTGGTAGACTTGCTCTTTCAACAACTCTAAACCATTTACCATCACCTGCGTCTGCAAGTGCTTTAATTAAAAGTTGATATGAACCTTGAGTTACTGCTGTACTCATAGAAGCAAAGTTGCCACCTGGTTTCTTTTGACCAGTCATATCTAAAAAGTCATAGACTGCAATGATAATAGGATCACCTTTAGGTGATTTAACTTCCGTTAATTCTTTATACTGAACAGGTTGAGTCCTAATATCAAAATCAGGTTTCCCAGCACAACTAACTAACAATAATGTTAGTAATAATATAACTATACTTCTAAACATTACGAGTTGTCTTCCTTCGGCATTGTAAATGTCGTTACAGTACCATCTGATTCTGTAACAGTTACAACTACATTACCAGTCTGACCTGAAGCTGGTGTTGTCCAAGTTACAACTTCTCCACCAACTGGTGAAGTAAATGTTCCTGAGTCTTGTTGTAGACCATCAGTACCAAATACATTATCTGTAATTTGTTTTGCGAGAGCAGTATAGAATCTTGCCTCTACATTTGCTTTGAATTTTGCTATTGCTGTTGATTTAGCGTCTGCGATTACTTTATCTGCTGCCGCTTTTTCTGCTGCTTTGATTGCGTCTTTACGAGTCTTCTCAATATTCTCTATCGTTAGGTAATGTGATGACTTTCCTACACCTGAAAACGATGGACTATGAAATTTAAAACTCAATTCACTTGCGTTTGCCTGTGAAAATACCAATAATGCTGCTAGAATCCCTAGTGATTTTCTCATAAACCTCTCTCTTTTACAGGTATATTTATAAGAATTACTTGCTGAATTTGTCTGTAATTTTATTGATTAGTTCAAAAGCGACTTTGATTTTCTCTTCCAATACTTTAATTCTATAATGTGCTTGTGCCAAGGTGACAATCAATAAGATAAATGCCACAAATATCGGCCACAATCTACTCAACATTAATACTGCTTCACTATCCATTATTTTTTAAACTTTGTTGCCTCTTCGGAACCGCCTGTTGCTGTTCCTTTTGTATAAGAGTGAGCACCCATACCTGCAAGGTCTCCATCTTTAACAATTAGATATTGATTTCTAATTTCTGAACCATCAAAAAAGCATTCAAGTATTTCTCTAACACCAT